GACAATGCAACCTACGAACACGAGCGTAAAATGTTAGAAGGGATGAGCGTAGTTGAAAGCTGGATAATTGAAGATGAAAAAACGGATAAAAGTAAATTGTACGGATTTAGTTTACCTAAAGGAACGTGGATGATTTCAATGAAAGTAAACAATGACGAAGTTTGGCAAAAAGTAAAAGACGGTGAAGTAAAAGGATTTTCAATAGAAGGTTATTTTGTAGATAAATATGACATGAGTTCACACGAAGATGAATTGTTAATAGAGAAATTAAAAGACTTAATTAATAAATATGAAAACACCGACAAAAAGTAAAACAAGTCCTAAAGGCGGTAAACGTGGCTGCCTATGTAAAGACGGTAAATACGATTCTAAATGTTGCAACGGTGACTTACAAAATCAAGGTATAGGAAGTTTAGTAAACCAAGGTACTTCTACAATAGTACATTTATAAAAAAGGAACAAGTAAAAAACTAAAAAGTTAATAAGCTATAAATAATTATATTATGATAAACGACATTCTAAAAAAAATTAACAAAGGACATGAAGTAGAATCTTCAAAAGTTGAACTTGCTGCACATAATATTCATTTAGCAAAATCATTACAAGAATTAAATGCTTTATACGCTGAATTACAAAAATCTGGCGAAGGGATTAGCAAGTATGGTTCAATGGTAAGACAAGCTATTGTAGGATTTAGAAATGCTGCTAAAACTCAAAGTATTCTTGCGGAAAGATATAAAAGTGAAATGAAAGGAACTGCTGATTTAGCAAAATCCTTAGGTCTTGAAATACCTAATAGCACTTTGAATAATATGAAATTTATTGATATGTTCATAACGAGAGCTAAAGCCATGAGTAATGTATCTGATCAAATGGAAGGTGGATTGAAAAAAATAACTGGAGCATAAATAAAACCAATAAGTTAATAAGCTATGATAAACAATATTTTAAAGAAAATCGAAAAGGCTAACGAAGTTCAAAAAGTAGAACTTGAAAAGCATGAAGTAAAATTAGCTTTAGTAGACGATTTAAAACAGTCTATTGCATTTATACAAAAAGCGAATGATTCCATTAATTTATCTGTTAAAAATTACGAAGATTCGTATAAAAAAATGCAAACAGAAAATAAAGGTGCTAAATCCATCTTAGATACGCAAGCAAAATTAATTAACGTAGTAGAAGCAAAAGCAAAAGAATTAGGAATTAACGCGGCTTCTATTCCTAATTATAATGAAGTAAATAAATCATGGGAAACGTTAAGTAATTTAATAGATAAAGTAAATGAATTTTAAATAAACAAAAATGAAAAATAGCCTAATCAATCAAATTAAAACTTTACTCGGAATGGAGGTAAAGTTAGAAACAATGAAACTATCGGACGGTGTAACAGTTTTAGAAGCTGAAATGTTTGAAGCTGGTAACGAAGTATTTGTAGTTACTGAAGATGAGCAAAAAATTGCTTTGCCAATAGGTGAATACGAACTTGAAGACGGACGTATTTTAGCAGTAGTAGAAGAGGGTGTTATTTCTGAAATAAAAGAGAAAGAAGCGGAAGAAGAAGAAGCACCTGAAGAAGCGCCTATTGAAGAAGAAGCGAAAAAAGAGCAAGAAATGGAAACGTCAAAAGCTGCGCCTAAAAAGATAGTTGAAAGCATGATTAAAGAATCTTTCTTTTCTGAAATTGAAGCTCTTAAAAACGAGAATATCGCACTAAAAGCTGAATTGTCTAAACTAAAAGAGGCTAAAGAAGTTGAACTATCTGAGGTTAAACCAATTTCTTTTAACCCTGAAAACCAAAACACGAACGAGTCTATTAAGTTAAGTGCAAAAAGACCACGTACTACAATGGATTCAATACTTGAAAAATTAAATAAATAATTAACTAAATACAAAAAAAAATGAGTACAACTTACAACTTTGTATCTAATGACGTAGAAAGACAAATAGGTCTTGTTGAAACGTTAACAGGTGCAACAACTTTGACTGCTGAAGATTCAGGCAAGTCATTTTCTTTAAACGCTGCTGCTGGAGCGCAAATCACTTTGCCAGCGGTTGCAACTTCTGCGGGCTTTAGATATCGTTTTACGGTAGCTGCATTATTTGCTACTACTGCGTGGACTATCAAAGCTGCTACAAACAAAATTCAAGGCGGTGTTATTGTGAATTCAGTAAACGTACCGGGAGCTGATGAAAACACAATCACTTTTGCACACGCTGCTGATACAATCGGTGATTTCGTAGAATTGAATTGTGACGGTACAAACTGGTATGTTTTCGGATTGGGAACTACTGCTGGTGCAATTACATTAACTGCTGTTTAATTAAAATAAAAATATTATAAAATGGAAAAAATTAATTTAAGTACAAGTACAAATATCACCACTACATACGCTGGTGAGTTTGCTGGTAAGTACATTGCTGCTGCTATCCTTAGCGCACCAACTTTAGAGCAAGGTGGAATGACTATTCACCCTAACGTGAAATTCAAACAAGTAATTCAAAGAGTAGCAACGGAAGATCTAATCAGAAACGCTTCATGTGACTTTGATGCTTCTTCTACAGTTACGTTAACTGAGCGTATATTACAACCTGAGGAGTATCAAATAAATTTACAATTGTGTAAAAAAGATTTTCATCAGACTTGGCAGGCGATTGAAATGGGTTATTCTGCATTTGATGTAATGCCTAAATCGTTTACTGATTTCTTAATTGCACACGTTGCTGAGAAAGTAGCTGCTAACATGGAAACTTCAATTTGGCAAGGTGTTAACGCTACACAAGGTCAATTTGCGGGTATCATGACACAATTGACTACAGATGCTTCTTTGCCAACTGCACAAGAGGTAACTGGAACAACTGTTGATGCTTCTAACGTTATCGCTCAAATCGGTTCAATCGTTGACGCTATCCCGACAAGACTTTACGGACAACCAGACCTTAAGTTGTATCTTTCTTCTAACATCGTTAGAGCTTACGTTCGTGCTTTGGGTGGATTTGGCGCAAGTGGTTTAGGTGCTAATGGTACTAATAACTTAGGTACACAATGGTATTCTAACGGTTCACTTTCTTTTGACGGGTTACCTATCTTCTTAGCTAACGGTTTAGCTAACAACACTGGTTTAGCTTCTCAAAGTTCTAACTTACATTTTGCGACTGGATTGTTAAATGACATGAACGAAGTTAAAATTATCGACATGGGATTGATTGACGGTTCGATGAATGTACGTGTTGTAATGAGATTTACAGGAGACGTTAAATACGGATTTGCTGAGGATGTAGTTACTTACGGAATCGTTAACTCTGCTAACTAAAAAACCAAAAACTATAAATAAGGGTGGTGCAAAATACACCACCTTTTTTTTTGTTAAACTTTAAAAAATAATAAAATGAGCTGTGATATAACAAATGGTAGAATAGAACAATGTAAAGATTCCGTTTCGGGATTGAAGGCTATTTACTTTATAAACTACGATGACTTAAATTCTGACGATGTAACATACGATGCAACGGACACGGATTTAATTACTGACTGGACTCCACTTGGCGCAAGCGCTATGAACTTGTATAAATACGAATTAAAAGGAGCTAACAGTTTTGAAACTACAATCAATTCTTCAAGAGACAACGGTACTACTTTCTTTCAACAAACTTTGACTATCCAATTAAAAAGACAAGACGTTACAACGCATAAAAACGTTAAACTACTTGCTTACGGTAGACCAAGAATTGTAGTTAGAACAATGACTGACCAATTCTTTTTAATGGGCTTGACGCAAGGGGCCGACGTGACAGCGGGAACTGTTTCGAGTGGTAGTGCCTTGGGTGATTTTAACGGTTATAATTTAACTTTCGAAGCAATGGAAGTTTCACCCGCTAATTTCTTAGACGTAACAGACGAAGCTGGATTAAAAGTTTTATTTGAAACTGGAGCTGGTACTGATGCAACAATAGTTACTGCTTAATTTCCTTCATATACTTGCATACAATTAACCCTTACTTCGGTAGGGGTTTTTTGTTTTACGGTACAAAATCGACCTCTAATCGTTTATAATATATGATTATTCTAACTACTTTAACAAATGACCAAAGCTTTGTGTTTATTCCACGAAGTAAAGATTTTGATTACGTAGCTATTACGGATGACCAAACGAACGTAACAACTGAAATAGATACTTATACCCATACGGAAGGGGACTATTACGATACGTTTGAAGCTGAATTTAATTTAGTAGAAAATCATTTTTACGATTTGGTATTTATTAACGGTGCGGTCGTAGTTTATAAAGATAGGATATTTTGTACTAATCAAAATGTTAATACCTTTACAGTGAACAAAAACCAATATACGGCTAATAATACCACGAATGAATTTATAGTTTATGAATAATATACACGTTTTAGAATTAAGTACATACACAACGCCAATAATTCAGGAGTCTAAAAGAGATGCTTGGGTAGAATTTGGCGAGGATAACAATTACTTTCAGTTTATCATTGATAGATACGTTAATTCAACGACTAACAGCGCGGTAATTAATAATGTAAGTAGATTAATATACGGGCGTGGATTGAGTGCCTTAGACGCTAATAAAAAGCCTAATGAGTACGCTCAAATGATGGCGTTATTTCATGCTGATTGCATTCGTAAAATAGTACTTGACCGTAAAATGTTTGGTCAATTTGCTATGCAAGTTCACTATGACAAGGCGCATAAAAAGATTTTAAAAGCTTATCACATACCCGTTAATTTGTTACGTGCTGAAAAATGCAATAAAGACGGTGAAATAGAAGGATATTATTATTCAGATAATTGGGAGGATGTAAAGAAGTACGCACCTAAAAGAATTCCAGCTTACGGATATTCTAACGAACAAGTAGAAATACTATATTCTAAGCCTTATGCTGTTGGAATGAAATACTATTCTTTGCCTGATTATCAAGGTGGGCTTCCTTACGCAAAGTTAGAAGAAGAAATTGCTGATTATTTGATTAACGAAGTTCAAAACGGTTTTTCAGGAACTAAAGTAGTAAACTTTAACAACGGAGTACCAACAGAAGAACAACAACAAATAATTAAAGGCAAAGTTTTAAGTCAATTAACTGGCTCAAGAGGTCAAAAAGTAATAGTTGCTTTTAACAATAACCAAGAAAGTAAAACTACGGTTGACGATTTACCGTTAAACGATGCGCCAGAACACTACACTTACTTAAGTGAGGAGTGCGTTAAAAAGATTATGTTAGCTCATAACGTTACTTCGCCACTTTTATTTGGATTAGGTTCTGCAAATGGATTTAGCTCAAATGCTGATGAGTTAAAGAACGCTTCAATTCTATTCGATAACATGGTAATTAAACCTATTCAGGATCAAATAATAGAAGCTTTTGATAAAATTTTAGGTTATAACGGAATCACTTTAAAGTTATTCTTTAAAACATTGCAGCCTTTGGAGTTCGTAGATTTAGAAAACGCACAAACGGAGGAACAAGTAGCTGAAGAAACAGGAACGGAACTAAGCAAAGAAATACAAATAGCACAAGCGTTAATTGATTTAGGCGAAGATATACCCGAAAACTC